GCCCGTACCTGTTAGGGCCTCTTATGATCCAGAAAGGATCACCTTTGAGCCGTTCAATAAGTGCGAAGATCCCGATGCCAGAAAAGTTGCACGCACTCCGCCAACTGCGGAAAGAGTTGACTGTCGAAATTCCCCTCCGTCGACCTCAACTGCGGAAGTACAGAGCGCTGCGCCGTCTGGGTCAGCGTTTTATACTTCGGTCTCCGCGTTTGCCAACATGGATAACAAGGCATTGAAAATAATAAAAGACGTGCCTTCTCCTACGTTGCAACCGCCATCCCAGAACCATCCGGCCCGTTTTCCCAAGCCTCCCCGAAAACCGACCGCGCCCTTGGTACAACCACCTCCAGCTCCTTGCGCCACGACCATCAAGGCATATGATGGTCCGGCGATCCTCCGAGGGCTGAATGTCAAGAGGTCTGTTGTCAAGGAATACGCTCACTCCCTTGGATTCTGGAGTGTTAAGCGCACCGAGAGGAATATTGCTCCTTGCCCTCATGACGACCGTCTCGTCTCTTCTCGGAATGTCGATCGTACAGCTGAGATCCACAACATACAAACCCTGACTCTTGGAAAGTCAGCTGTCCAAAAGGTTGTTATGTTCGTACTCATCTTGATGGCAGTCAGCTTCGTTTTCTGTTACGACTACATCGGTCTCAGCACGATAGGATTGGACTTCGTATTCCAGCGCAGCGCGGGTGAGTTCGCTCGCTTTGTTATGAAGTCTTACTCTTTCCTACCTGTCATCGCATTGGGCAGCTTGTCTTTCATCGCTGGGAAATTAAAGAAGACGAGCACCAAACCTCTTCGATATTACTCTTTCTTCATCATGGTGTTCTTACCCGTATTGAAGCAGGTTTGCGGAATCTACTTGCCAACCTCGGTTTTTGTACTAGTCGAACTCTATCATCTGTACATCAATTGGGGTCCACCGAGCCTTGTCCTTGACTTCAGTCCACACTTGGTATCCATGCTTTACCATGAAGGAATGGGACAACACCAGAATGATCAGATCTTGGACGGCAATCTTCGGTTGATTGCCAGGCGTCTTGTGTCCACCTTACCAATTTCTGACTATCACCACACCTCCATCGTTGAAGGATCTCTAAAACTCGCGGGCCATCTTATTCGTAAGTCGGGTTCGGGTTTTACCATATGTCTTCCCGTGTCAGGCCTGGCGACGGCCTGTCCGCTGGAGGACTAGATCCTTTCACAACGACAGTCCGGAAAGTGTTTGTGGAAGGTATGCGTATTGCAGAGACGCCACTTCTTAGGCGTGTCCGTCCTCATGGATTTGTTGGGCCCATGCCCACACCTGTCATAGATACCTGTTCTGAATTCAATGTTCGCACAAACACCATCCGTCGAGAGAGGAGGAAGCTTTATCGAAGGCTTCCCTGGGGCTCCGTTCGTGGATATGCTCCAATTTGTTGGGATTCCAATGACTCTGAAACTGTCAGGGCAGGTTTTGCGGCGAGACTGTTTCGCCGCACTCCCCCGATCGACCAGAATGTGTTATTGGGATTCAAACATTTTGTTGAGAAACAGGTCAAGTTGTTACCGAAGGTTGATCTCAGCAAGATCGACTTCGAAGAATGGATCGAGTCGCGTGCGTCCTACAATCAATCCAGAAAAGACCAATTGCGTGCAGCTTTTGAATCTTTGAAAGGAGGACCACCGACAACCCGGCAGTGTTCGCACATCGATTCATTTGTCAAAGGTGAGATGTATCCGACTTATAAGTACCCTCGCATGATCAACAGCCGATCTGATGCTTGGAAAGCCTTCGCGGGGCCATACATCTCTGCGTGCGAAAATATCGTCTATTCTTTCTTTCCTGAGTTCATCAAACATACTCCCGTGCCTGAGAGACCGACCCTTGTTCGTGAACTGCGAAAGGCTGGACGACGTTACTTTGCCACTGACTTTACGGCGTTCGAGAGTCATTTTAACCCGCTTGTGATGGATGCTTGTGAGAATGTACTCCTCAAACATCTGTTAACAGGTTGGAAGCACGCTGACTTAGTTTGTCAGGTGAATGCTGGTCTGAACCGAATGCGTACACGTACGGGTGTCCGTGCCTCCCTCAAGGGACGACGCATGTCTGGAGACTTATGGACCAGTCTTGGCAATGGGTTCACAAACTTGATGTTGGCCAAATACATCACCTCACTGAAAGGTGGGATGCTTGAAGGCTACGTCGAAGGCGATGATGGGATATTTTCTTCTAATGTGGAGATAACCCAGCAAGATTACGAGAAACTTGGTTTCACCATTAAGATTGAGGAAGTTGAAGATCCGACGCATGCTAGTTTCTGTGGATTAGTTTTCGCAGAATCTGGTGAAATTATCCGCGATCCCTTCAAATTCTTGCAATCGTTTGGGTGGACCCTTTCTTTTATTCAAGCTGGAGATAATACCATGTATCGCTTGCTCATGGCCAAGTCGCTTTCTGCCCTGGAGGAAACACCACAATGTCCTATTGTAGGTGCTATGGCCAGGAAGGCGAGAGAGTTGTGTGCGGGTTTTGAACCTCTCTATATCGAGGATGGTTACCATGCCATTCCCGTCGGTCGCGAACCCCCACGCTTCATGCCTCGCGCAGACACGCGTGATTTGTTCCATTCGAAGTTTGGAATATCACCGAGTCTGCAAATCGAAATCGAGTCCCTCATTGATCGGAACCAGATGGAAGACGTTGCTCAATTGCTGCCTGCACCGCTTGAGATGCAACAAGTCTCCCGCCGCTATCTGGGTCTTAGGTGAATGAGAGACTCGTGGGGCCAACTTGGTGCCTAGCAACCACCGCCCCCAACCAGCTCCCGCCGCGCGGCGGTAGC